CTACTTTACCTCTGGTCTTAATATTTCTACAAATTTAAACTCATTGTTGTCATATGTATAATGAAGAATACAGCAATTAGTTAATCCTCCAGAGTTAAAAATAAAGGCTGGGTCATTAAATGCACTAAAGAATTGCATAGAAGCACCGGCATGACTTACTGCAAGAACTACTTCATGATCTTCTTTATTCATGATTTCAGTTAATGTTTTTACAACTCTATGTTGTACTTGCTTGGTTGTTTCGCCACCATAATGGGGAAATAAGTCATCATATTTAAAATCATCAAAATGAGGATTTAAATCTTCACTTTCTCCTTCAAATAATCCAAAATCTCTTTCCTTAAGACCTTTTACTCTTGTATAAGGTACTTGACCGTCTGTTACTATTTCTAATGTATCCGATGCTCTTTCAGCCGTACTAGAGTAGTAATGATCAAAAGGAATATCCTTGATTAACTCTTTTGCAGCTTTTGCCTGCTTAATACCTAGTTCAGTAAGCGGAGAATCACATGATCCCTGAATTCTTCTTCGAACATTAAATAGAGTCTGTCCATGACGCATCATATATAAATGTTTCATAATAAATTTCCTCCTGTATTTATGCGGTTTTTTAGGGGTATGAAACACTATGAAAGCGTAAACTAGTAACAAATCAGTAACAAGAAAACCGTTTAGAGTGCTTCAACCGCTAACACAATAAGTATATCATAAACCTCGCATAAACCTTTCATAAACCTCTCAAAATTTAATCTTATTGATCTCTGTCCATAACTTATTCTTAGAGGCATTGGTATAGATATCAAAGGTGATATCATTCAGTTTGTGCCCAAGAACCTTCTTACGTATATAAATATCAATATTGTAAAGCTGACAAAGAGAAGCAAAAGTATCTCTTGTATCATGCATCTTGTGGTTCATGCCTAGCTGATCATTGAGGGTATAGAGTACAGTCATGTAAAACCATGTGCGCTTAGAATCAAATAGTCTTTCTTTCTTATTAATCAGTTCATCAATGACATACTGCTTGATTCCTTCATGAATCGGAATGATTCTGTTTCTTCCAGCTTCAGTCTTAGAACCGGTAATGATATAACTGATTTTTCTTTCTACTCCATCATCGTTGCAAGGCTCATCTATGTGTATCTGTTTTCTATCAAGTGAGAGGAGTTCGGAAAGCCTACACCCTGTATAGATATAAATAAGTATCGCATGCGCTTCTGGAGTATCTAATTTCTTGAGTTTTCTTATTTCATCTAAAGTAAAGGATTTGTGCATTGTTGATTTAGGGAGATTCTTTATTTTTATATAAGTAGAATAATCATCATCTCTACTGATATATTTGTGCATCACTGCATACTCGAAGACTTTGACACAGATAAGCTTCATATCTCTCTGTACACTTACACCAGTATCCATTTCATCAAATATGTTCTGCATATCTCTTAATGTGATTATATTGACAGGCATATTTGACAACCTATCGAGGTGGCTAAAAGCATTCAGAATGTTTTTGTGTCCTTTTTCGGTTCTCTTAATAAAGGTTTCATTGTCTATGATAGTAAAGATTTCTTTGAACGTTGGCACTTTCTTCTGTGTCTTTTCCTGTATTCTGTCAAACAGATCAGGAGCGAGGTTTCTAGCTTCTTCATTTGTTATGCTGCTTGATCTCTTTAATGAGTAAATAGATAAGGCATTCAATGCTTCTTCACGAGTTGCAAACGTTCCGATGCTGATTTGTTTCTTCTTTCCGGTTATGAGGTCTCTTGAATCCGCTGAAATTCGAGCACAGTAGGGCTTTCTTCTATTGCCCGGAAGTTTGATAACAGTTCCACTATTATTCGGTCTGCGTCTAAATCTAGCGTTTCTAGGCATAATATGACACGTCCTTTCAGTTGTGATTTGCCTTTGACGTGCCAATAGTGATATAATTGAGTACGTAAAAGGACTTTATGAGAAGGTCTTTTATAAGAGGTATTGGTAGTACCTCGCTCTTACTCCTCTGTTGGTAGCAGGGGAGTTTTTTTGTTGTTTAATTGTTTAATACTGCTTTACCTAAAATTCTATCAAATTCTCTAATATCACATTTATCCGAAAGTTTTATTTTAAAGAATCCTGCTTTTGTCCATAATTCTAGTTCTGTATCTAGGTCAAAAGTTCCTGCGTTCGCAGTACTCCACATATTGATTGATCTATAAGGCAAAGAAAATATTTCTTTTTTTGCTCCTATGACTCCTTGAGTATCACAGATTATCAATCTTTTATTTGTTAATGCTGCTACATCTCTAACGGTTGAATAACATTGATAAACTTCCTCCCCTTCCACAAGAATTTCTTTGATTGCATTGTTTGGTTCGCATTTGCATCTGAATGCCCAGCTTAATGCTTTTTCAGTGTTTGCCATACTATTTCCTCCTTTTATTTTTTAAAGTTTTTTTTAACAAACATCAATCTTCCCAATTGAAATCTTTAATAACTTTCTTCAATTTTCCCAGACATCTAATATTGCTGTTTAATGGATCAACAACGATAGGATCATAATCTGCATTCATTGGCTGTAACATGATTATCCCATTTAGTTCCTTATACTTTTTGCAAGTGGCTGTATTGGTGTCTGTACAGAAGCATCCAATAACACCATCATCTACTTTATTCACCTTCTCAAATATAAGAAGATCACCATCAGAGATACCAGCATCTTTCATACTTTCACCGCTTGCATATTGTGCAAAGTATTTAGCCGACTTACTCAAGCCTTTAGAAGGCACAGGAATCATATCAATGATATTGTCATCTACAAAGCCACCATTTCCACAACAAATAGAGTCGTACAACGGTACTCTAGTGTAATCAATATTCACATTTTCATATATTGCATCATCATGATTACCTTTTATTAAATAGTCTGTAGAAACGCCAAAGTAGTCAGCGAGTTGCTGAACTATCCCCATTTTTGGCTCGGTTCTATTGATTTCCCACGATGAAACTGTTTTATCGCTCACACCGACAATTTCGCCAAGTTCTTTTTGATCTATTCCTCTTTTTTCGCGTAATTGTTTTACATTCGTGCCGAATTTCGTTTTCATTTATAACACCTCTTTTCGCTTCTATTATAATGCAAATTGTAGAACAAATAAAGCAAATTGAAACGAATGTTCTACAAAGTGCATATTTTTATTGACAATCTACAAAACGTAGGATAGAATGGAATGCGTAAGGAGGTGGTAAGATGATTTCGAGAATGAGACTTGATGAAATTAGAAGAGCAAGAGGTTTTTCGCAAGAATATATGGCTGACAAATTGGGCTGTCACAGAAATACATACGCAAAAATGGAAGAAAAGCCCCAAAATATCACCATGGAAGCAGCTGATAAAATAGCCAAATTATTAAACGTTTCAATTAATGACATTATTTTTTTAGAGTCGAATCTACAAAACGTAGAATCAAAAGGAGAAACAAAATGAATGAAGTACAATTATTTAATTTTGAAAGCAATTCAGTAAGAGCACTGGAACGTGACGGGCAAGCGTGGTTTGTTGCTAAAGATGCTGCTAAAACTCTCGGTTACAAGAATCCAAGAGATGCTATCAGTAAACACGTTGACGAAGAGGATAAGGAGGTCGCGAAATGCGACACCCTTGGAGGAAGGCAAGATATTGCAATCATCAATGAAAGTGGTCTATACAGCTTAGTCCTCTCAAGCAAGTTACCAAGCGCAAAGAAGTTCAAACGTTGGGTAACATCTGAGGTGTTGCCAGCATTAAGAAAAACAGGGCAGTACCAAGTGAAGGAACTAAGCGGACAGGAATTAATGGCTAAAGCCTTAATCGAGGCTCAGAGCGTGTTAGCTGCTAAAGATAAGCAGATAGAAGAGATGAAACCTAAAGCATTATTCGCTGATGCAGTAACTGCTAGTCACACATCTATATTGGTGGGTGAACTTGCTAAGATTCTAAAGCAGAACGGTATTGATATGGGTCAGAAGCGTTTATTTGCATGGCTCAGAGAAAAAGGCTATCTGATCAAGCGCCAGGGCACTGATTACAACATGCCTACACAGAAGGCTATGGAACTAGGTCTCTTTGAAATCAAGGAAGGCTCTTACGTCAACGGCTCAGGTGTAAACATCACAACCAAGACACCTAAGATTACTGGTAAGGGTCAGCAGTATTTCATTAATAAGTTCCTTCAATAGGAGGTGATCAGCATGGATGAATGGAGTATCAGCGTTGAGGAAGTCATGCAGATTACCCACAAAAGTAGAGACTTCATCCTAAACGCTATAGAACAGGGTGTAATGCCTGGGTCAGTAGTAAAACATGACTCAGGTAAAAGAAGTACTTACATCCCTAGAAAGGCTTTCATGGATTACATGAACAATTACTATAGAGCTCCTTCAGATAAGTTGATTGCAGCAGTGGTAGAGGAGCTCACTAAAAGAAAGACAATTGAATAAGTAGCATAGTTGCTCGTAGGCACCTAAGGCTAGGAGACAAATAATAATTCGTAGAATGAACTGCAATACATAATTTAACATTTCTCTTTTTGGATAATTCCATTGACTATACATACCTACTGTATACGGTCTCCTAGCGCTAAGTGCTTATGAGCACAAAAAAAGAACACATGTTAGCGATCATGTGCCTAGATGAATAAAAAGATAACGTGGTTATTGTACCACAGAAAAGGAGAGCTTTCTATGGAAAGAAGAAAACCAAGACTAAAAATCCCATTTTTTAAAAGAATGTGGAGAAAATACGGATTTCCTAGAATTCGTAGAACTAGAAAGTATCAAAAATTAAGAATGAAGGTGATGGGGTATGAATAGATTTGAAAAAGGCATCATTATCGTATCTAATTTAATTATTTTAATCAGTTTCATTTCAGGAGTTGTAAGTGGCAATAACTGGAATTCTACAGGAATGAGAGTTCTAAGTGTTGCATCATTAAGCATGAACTTAATTATTCTTGAGTACATGCTAGTTGTTATTAGAAATAAATAAAGGAGAAGAAAATTATGGAAAAGAAAGCATTTATTAAAGTTGAAACCTTCGATGGAGGGGTTCACATTCAAAACGGTGGTACTAATTATCAAACATTATTAATGATGTCACTTTTAATTGACGCATTTAAAAAAAGGTCAATTAACAAATGAGGATGATCCCAAGAACGATACATTCAAACAGATTGTTGAGTTTATTTGGAAGAGACCAAAAGACGCATCAAGAGCACTTATTCAGATTATCAGTGTTGATAGTGATTTGGATTCTTTATTTGAAGGATTCAAAAATGAAAAGGAGACTAACTAAATGGATAAGATTAAAATCAATTCTCTTGAATTGGAAAACGTCAAGAGAATTAAGGCAGTACAGATTGAACCATCTGAAAATGGCTTAACAATTATCGGTGGCAATAACAACAACGGAAAGACTTCCGTATTGGATGCCATCACTTGGTGTCTTGGTGGCAACAAATACAAGCCATCAAAGCCAACTAGAGAAGGAAGCTATGTTCCAGCATCTCTAAAAGTCACATTAAGTAATGGTATTGTGGTTGAAAGAAAAGGAAAGAATTCAGCTTTAAAGGTTACTGATCCAACAGGCATGAAGGCAGGTCAAAACCTGTTGGACTCATTTATTAGTGAGTTGGCTTTGAATCTTCCAAAATTTATGAATAGTTCGGAAAAAGAAAAAGCCGACACATTGCTTCATATCATCGGAATTGGTGACGAGTTAACAAAGTTGGATTTAAAAGAAAAGGCAATTTACAATGACCGCTTAGCAATTGGAAGAATTGCTGACCAGAAACTGAAATATGCTAAAGAGATGATTCATTATGACAATGTACCAAATAAAGTCGTTTCAGCTTCTGAGCTAATCGCTAAGCAGCAAGAAATGCTAGCGATTAACGGAAGCAACGAAAGAAAAAGAGTATATCTTGCTGAGTGTAAATCTAAATCAAAAGCCATTGAAGAAAAAATGGAAGATTTAGATAAACAATTAAAAGCACTTAATGAAGAGTACTTGAAAGTTATCAAGGAAAGAGACAAGGCAACTATTGAAGTCTCTAACTTAGTAGACAATCCTACGGATGAAATTGAAAAATCCATCAAAGAGATTGATGACATTAACATCAAGGTTCGTGCAAACCTAGAAAAAAAGAAAGCAGAACAAGAAGCCAATGACCTTAAAAAAGAATATGCTTCTAAATCTCAAGAGTTAGAAGATATCAGAAAAGAAAAGGCTAACTTATTAAACAACGCTGATTTACCTCTTAATGGTTTAGGAATCAAAGAAGGAAAAATTACTTATTTAAATCAAGAGTGGGATAACATGTCCGGCTCACAACAGTTAAAAGTTGCAACTGCTATTTGCAGAAAAATCAATCCTAATTGTGGATTTATTCTATTAGACAAATTGGAGCAGATGGACATGAACACTCTTGCGGAATTTGGTGCTTGGTTAAAGTCTGAAGGATTACAGGCTATTGCTACACGAGTAAGCACTGGTGACGAGTGCTCAATCATCATCGAAGACGGCTATGTTGCCAAAAATAATTTAGAAAAAGAAAAGAAAGAAGAAGTAAAAGAAGAACCAAAAGTGAGTGCTAATTCTTGGGAAGGAGTGAAATGGTAATGGATTTTGAAATTACATCAGGAAAAATTAAAAAGCCGTATAAAGTAGTTGTCTATGGTCCTGAAGGAATTGGAAAGTCAACCTTTGCTTCTCATTTCCCTGACCCTTTATTTATTGATACAGAGGGATCTACAAGATCATTAGATATCAAGAGACTTCCTAAACCAACATCTTATGAAATGCTCAAACAGGAGATTGATTACATCATTCAGAATAATACATCTATCTGTAGAACATTAGTCATTGATTCGATTGACTGGGGAGAATCATTAATCGTTCAGGATATATGCAATAAATATCAAAAGAAAGGTATTGAAGATTTTGGATATGGAAACGGCTACGTCTATACAAAAGAGGAAGTCGGAAGACTTCTTAATAGATTAGAAAATGTAATTGACAGTGGAGTAAATGTCGTGCTGACTGCACACGCTCAGATTAGAAAGTTTGAAAAACCAGATGAAAGTGGTGCTTTTGACAGATATGAGTTGAAGTTAGGAAAGAAGACCGCTTCACAGACTGCGCCTCTTGTAAAAGAATGGGCAGATATGGTTCTGTTCGCAAATTATCAGACTTTTGTCTCAAAAGATGAAAAAGGGAAAACAAAAGTATCAGGAAACAGAAGAGTAATGTATACAGTTCATAATGCCTGTTGGGATGCCAAAAACAGAGATGGCCTTCCAGAAATGTGTGACTTTGATTATAGAGTTATTAAGAAAATCATTGAAGAACCATTGAATAATGTTTCTAGCATTCCTGAAAACGAAAAACTACAGGCACAAGAGAATGTACCTGTTGAGCCAAAAGAAACACAGATTAAAGAAAATAAGCCTGTGAGTGCTATTGATTTTGATTCTGAAGAGTATCAGAAGATTCCTAACAGCGTAAGGGACTTGATGAAATGTGACAATATTTCAATTGAGAAATTGAAGGAAGTCATCTTCTTAAAGGGGTTCTTCCCAAGAGATACTCCAATTGAAAACATGCCTAACGAATTCTGGGAATTCATCGCTAGCAATTGGAGCAACTTAAAAGACTTTATCACAGAAACAGAAATGCAATTCTAATTTAAAAAGGAGATTAAGAAATGGATAACAATTTTAATAACTACAATCAAAACAACTTCAATCAGAACGGATTCAACCAAGCACCTCAAAATGATGGCGCTATGGGTTGGGATGATGAAATCACAGCCGAAGCCAAAGAATACACATTATTGCCTGTTGGAACTTATCAATTCATCATTAAAGATAATTTTGTTAGATCTAAAACATCAGGTAATGGAAAACTCCCTGTGTGTAATAAGGCAGACATCACATTAACAATCAACTATGAAGGAAAAGAAGTAAAAGTGACTACTTCATTAATTCTTCACAAATCACTTGAGTGGAAGATTTCTCAATTCTTTGAATGCATTGGAATGAAACAGAAAGGAGTTCCGTTCCGTCCTAATTGGAACGGTATCATCGGAAAAACAGGAACGGTTAAAATCTCTCATAGAGAATATAATGATGCAATCTACAATAATGTAAAAGAATTCGTGATCAATGATAATGTTCCAGCACCTTCTCAGCCACAGGCTTGGGGAAACAATAGCTGGAAATAATGAAATTAAGACCATATCAACAAAAGGCTCATGATGCCATATTCACAGAGTGGGAAGAGAAGGGAACTCAAAGAACCCTTCTCGTTCTTCCCACTGGCTGTGGAAAAACAATAGTGTTCGCAAAAGTGGCTGAGGATTGTGTTAAAAGAGGAGATAAGGTTCTTATTTTAGCACATAGAGGCGAACTGCTAGAACAGGCATCTGACAAAATTAAGAAAGTGACAGGACTTGGCTGTGCAGTCGAAAAAGCTGAACAGACTTGTATTGGCAATTGGTTTCGAATCGTTACTGGAAGTGTTCAAACACTACAGAGCGATAAAAGATTGTCTAAATTTTCAAGAGATTATTTTGACACAATAATTATAGATGAGGCTCATCACGTTTTAAGTAATGGCTACCAGAAAGTACTAGAGTATTTCAACAGTGCGAGAGTTCTTGGAGTAACTGCTACTCCTGACAGGGGAGACATGAAGAATTTAGGCTCTTACTTTCAGACTTTGGCATATGAATATACTTTACCCGAAGCGATTAAAAATGGTTATCTAGTGCCAATCAAAGCACTGACTATACCGCTGACTTTGGATTTATCGAGCGTTTCAATGAGCGCTGGAGATTTCAAAGCAAGCGATATTGGTAGCGCATTAGATCCTTACCTTGAGGGGATTGCCAGTGAAATGGAAAAGTACTGCAAGAATAGAAAAACAGTTGTTTTTCTTCCACTGATTTCAACATCTCAAAAGTTTGTTGAAATTTTAAACAAACATGGTTTCAAAGCCACTGAAGTTAATGGCAATTCAAAAGATAGGAATGAGATCACAAAAGACTTTGCAGAAAATAAATACAATGTCCTTTGCAACTCTATGTTATTAACTGAAGGATGGGATTGTCCTGACGTTGATTGTGTCATTGTATTAAGGCCAACAAAAGTAAGAAGTCTTTATTCTCAGATGGTTGGAAGAGGAACAAGGCTATCACCTCAAACAGGAAAAAAAGATTTACTTTTATTAGATTTTCTTTGGCACAGTGAAAGACATGAATTATGTCATCCAGCCTCACTTATCTGTAATAGTGATGAAGTCGCTAGAAAAATGACTAAGAACCTAGAAGATAGCGCAGGAGTTGAAATGGATATTCAAGAAGCCGAAGAAGAAGCCTTGAAAGATGTCCAAGAAGAACGTGAAGAAGCGCTTGCTAAGCAGCTAGAAGAAATGAGAAAACGCAAGAAGAAACTAGTTGATCCATTGCAGTATGCAATGAGTATACAGGCTGAAGACTTGCAAAATTATGTTCCTTCTTTCGGTTGGGAGTGTGCTCCAGCCAATGAAAAGCAATTAGAATACTTAGAAGCACACGGGATTGAGTCTAATGAAGTTCCTAACGCTGGATATGCTTCGATGCTGATTGACAGATTAAAATTAAGAACTATAGAAGGATTAGCTACTCCAAAACAAATAAGATTTCTCGAAAGAAAAGGATTTAGAAATGTTGGAACTTGGAAGTTCAAAGATGCTAATTCTATGATTTCTAGAATTTCCGCAAATAATTGGAGAATTCCAAAAGGAGTAAAAGCTTCTACTTATAAGCCAGAAGGAGTTGAATAATAATGAAACAATACAATCTATTAGAGTTACTTAACTATATCAACCCTTCGGAACTCTCTTATCAGGAATGGACTAATGTTGGGATGGCTCTTAAACATGAGGGCTATGAAGCGAGTGACTGGGATTCTTGGAGCTCTCAGGATTCAGAAAGATACAAAAGAGGAGAGTGCTTTACAAAATGGAATTCCTTTAACGAAACAGCAGGAGATATTGTCACAGGTGGAACAATCTTTGATTACGCCAAAAAAGGCGGCTTCGTTCCTCCAAAAAAAATAGATCCTAATGAAGGTGTTCTTGATTGGGATGATGAAATTGGCAATATCATAGACAAGGACTCTATAGATAGTATTGAACTTCATGAGCCTAGCGATTCAATTTGGAATCCGGCTAACGAGTTAATTAGATACTTAACCACTCTATTTGATACAGACGAATATGTTGGTTTTGTGGTTTCTTCGATAGAAAACGAAAAAGGAAAATTTATTCCTGGGAATCGTGGAAACTTCAGAATGACAGCAGGACAGATTGTTGAAGGGCTTCACTCATGTAACGGTGATATTGGAGCCGTAATTGGAGACTACAATCAAGCAGCAGGTGCATGGATTCGTTTTAATCCATTGAATGGTGAAGGTGTTAGAAATACTGACATAGCATCATTTAAATATGCTCTTGTAGAATCTGACAGTTTGGACATTGGCAAGCAGTTGTCTATTATCCACCAATTAGAATTACCTGTCGCAGCAGTTGTATACAGTGGTTCTAAATCGATACACGCCATTGTAAAAGTTGATGCATCCGACAATAAAGAATATAGAGAAAGAGTCAGCTATCTGTATAAAATATGTGACAAGAACGGGCTTGAAGTTGACAGTCAGAATAAGAATCCATCAAGACTTTCAAGAATGCCTGGATGTGTTCGTGGTGAACATAAGCAGTTTATCATTGAAACTAATACAGGAAAAGAAACGTGGTCAGACTGGGTTGAGTGGGTTGAGTCAATGAATGACGATTTACCTGATGAAGAGAATTTGGCTGATGTATTGTTTAATCTTCCTGATTATGCTGAAGAATTGATTGAAGGCATACTAAGACAAGGACATAAGATGCTTCTTGTCGGTCCTTCTAAATCTGGTAAATCATTCTCTTTAATAGAATTGTGTATTGCTATTGCAGAAGGTACTAAGTGGATGGGCAGACAATGCAAACAAGGAGACGTGCTATATATCAATTTTGAATTAGATAGAGCCTCATGCCTTCACAGATTTAAAGATGTCTATCAAACATTAGGATTAACTCCCAATAATGCAAATAGAATTTTTATATGGAACCTACGAGGGAAAACCCCTGCGTTAGATCAGTTAGTACCAAAGCTAATCAGACGAGCAGAAAAGAAAAAGTATATTGCTGTAGTAGTTGACCCCATTTATAAAGTCATTACTGGCGATGAAAACAGTGCCAGCGAAATGGCTAAGTTCTGTAATCAATTCGATAAGATAGCAGATGCGCTTGGCGCGTCAGTCATATATGCACATCATCACTCAAAAGGTGCACAGGGTGGCAAGAAATCAATGGACCGAGCAAGTGGCTCAGGAGTTTTTGCAAGAGACCCTGATGCACTGCTAGATATGATTGAATTAGATATGAATAAAGAAGTTAAAGAACACTTTATTAATGAAGCAAGAGTCGAAGCAATGCACGCTGTACTTGATAAATATGTTCCTAAATGGAAGACTTATATCTATCAAACTAAGAAAACAGATGATCATGATTTTGAAGCAATGAATGATTACTGTGCTGAAATGCTTGGATTTGAGCAAATGAACGAATTACAGTATTTGACAGATTTAAAAGTTGATGAAGCAAAACATATCACTGCCCTCCAGATATCTGGAACTCTTAGAGAATTCGCTACATTTGACCCTATCAACTGCTTCTTTAAATATCCTGTTCACTTCTTGGATAATGCTAACTTATTAAAAGGGTGCCGTCCTGAAGGTTCAAAGAAAAAGTCTAAGTTCGAAAAGATGAACGAGACTAATAAGAAGAAACAGGATGAAAATATTGAATTATTTTTGAATGCTTTCGAACAGTTAAATCATGATGGACAGGTCACTGTAAAAGAACTTGCTGAAAGCGGATTGATGATGGGAAAGACACACAGTTCAATCGCTCACGCTATACCTAGATGGATTAAAAACGGAAGTCTAGAAGGGTTTGAATATACTAAAGGAATTGTAACAAAAGCGTAGTGCCACGTGTTCGTGCCACGCTATATATAAATATATATGTGGCACGTTCACTATTGCTAATTGAAAATACGAATATAGGGGAGTTGTGAAACTCTCCCCTATATGTATTTCCATTATCAAGTAAATAGTGATTTTTGAAAGAATTGAGGTATGAATAATGCAGTTTTTTATAAAGATGATTCCTCCAACAATTACAGCGCAGGAACATAGAATCGGAAGGTATGGAGTATATAAAAGTCCTGAACAGAAACAGGCATACATTAAGTTAAGAGATGCAATCGCACCTTACACTCCTAGTGTTCCGATTGATCACGCTTGCCAGTTGATTGTTAAATGGTGTTTCCCTTTAAACAGAAGTCATAAAGTGGACGGTGAATATAAGTATACAAAGCCTGATACTGATAATTTAAATAAGATGTTAAAAGACATCTTAGAAGAGTTAGGATTCTACACTAATGATTCAAGAGTGGCTTCTGAAGTAATTGAAAAATTTTGGAGCACCGTTCCAGGGATCTACATATCATTAGAGGAACTATGAAGTATGTATATAAGAAAGTCGATTATTATTCTATGCAGCAGCTAATGGATTTAATCGAACAGTTAAAAAGTGAATATCAAGTTATAGGATATGAGGCATACGCACAAGAACAGTATGCAGTGCTGACTTTATATTCTAAGAAAGAAGAGGAGAAAAACAAATGGAAAAATTATATCTGGTAAAGTTAGGAAATATGTATGTTACAAGCGCATCGCTAACATCTATTAAATTGGATGAAACAGTAGAGAAAGCGAAAGTATTCAAAAATGTAGTAGAAGCTGAAAGTATTGCTAATACTTTAGGAGCAATTGTCATTACTTTCGTTTCGGAGGATTAAAAGAATGTTTAAAGAAATCGGAAGAGTAGTGGAATTATTAAAATATCCACAAAGCATAATTTTAGGATTGGATAAGGTGGCACATATTAATAGTGATGATCTAACTCTCACTATTACATCAGAAGAGTGTGCTGAACTAATCCAATCTATTACAAAAGTAAAAAGATATGGATTTCATGATAAATATGAAGAAAATTTGCACGAAGAAGTGGCTGATGTGCTTATCTGTATTGCTGAGTTAGTATGTTTAGGCTACTTGGATATTGATAAAGTCAGAGATTACCAAAAGTTAAAAATCAATAGAGAAATAGAAAGGGCAATCCAGAAAGAGGAAGAACTGAGAAAGGAGACAGAAAAGCATGGAACTTGTGAGTAGTCAGAAGCTAGAAGCAGTCGCTGACTTCTTGGCAGATGATGAAGTATTCGGAATTGCTCCATGCTCACACTTTAATAATTCTCTAACAAGAAATAGAGTTAACGTTCCTTGTGACATCGGAGACTGTGAAGGCGACTGTCCATTCTATTCAAAAGAGAACTTCATCAAGTGGGTTAAAAAACCAGACAGTAAGTATGATGTTAGTAATTTAAAGAGACCACAGCAAGAAGACTTTATCGGATATGATAACGTAAGCAACAGTCTTCTTGACAAAGATGGATATATCAAAGCGTTAGAAGAATATTGTGATAACTTAGGAGACGCTCTCGCTGACGCTGAATATGATTTTGAAGAAGTGGAATGTGAAAATAGAGAGTTGCAAGATGTACTAGAAAAGATTAGAGGTGTTCTTGATGGAAAATATTAAACAAATAAATATCTATCTAGTAGATGGATCTAGATACGTAGTTATTCCTTCAGATGATAATTTAGCTAAATATGTAAAAGGTAATTTTTACGGAGGATATAACATTGGCATCTCAAAAAATGAAGCGAAATCAATTATTCATGAGTGGGTGTTTAATGCTGAAAGACAACACAGCGGCAGAATTGATGATATTGGCATTGAAGCAAGCAATATTATGTCTATTGAATTTTTAGAACATAGGGAATGATTATATGAACAAAAAGAATTTAAAAGAAATTACATATTCGGGCGAGTTTGTGAACGAATTAGAAAGCAAGATAGAATATTTAAAAGAAGAAAATGCATTAATCAAACGTAGATATACTGTTTTAGAATGTCAAAATCATTATCTTGAGTTATATAAGGAAGCGTTAGACCTAGCAATCACAAACGCTATTATTGTTGGTGGCTATGATCTTTGGGAAAGAGCTGCAATAGGATATGGCGTGCAAGAATTTTATAACAAGTGCATTCATAGAAACGCACCAAATCTTAATAAAGGTATTGTGGAATTCTATCTTTCGCTAATAGCAAACGCAAAAGCACAAAAGAGTGAGGTAAAAGAAAATGTTAAATGCAGAAAGATTTAAGAAAGAAATATTAGAAAATTCAAATGCTGTTTTTGATTTTTCAATGAGCAAGGATAAGCATACAATTAAGAAATGCCTTGGTGTTTGTGATGATTGTTTCTTTCACGAAGCAGGAAATCACTGCTCGAATATTAAAGTTAAGTGGCTCTTATCAGAATACAAGGAGCCTGTGAAATTAACTAGATTTGAGCAAGATGTTTTAAAACATCTTCTCGAAAAGACACAATATAGATTTATTGTACGTGAAAAAAGCGACAGTATTTACATTTACAAAAGAAAGCCAAAGAAAGGAATAGGTGCTTGGGATAATAGCACAGGGATGCTAAACCTTAATGTATTTATTAATTTATTCCCATTTATCAAATGGGAAGACGAAGAGCCTACATCAATTAAAGATGTGCTCAATAACTGTGAGGTGGTCAATGATGCTGAAGAATAAAGAAGAAAGAACCTCATTCTTAAGAAATGAGAAGAATTGGGAAGTTGAGTATTTAACAGCTGATATTAAAATGCTGACTTTAAAATTAACACCTAAATTATATGTCAGAAAAATTCAAGTGATGGGTTTTAATAAATATTTTAAAAAAGTGGATGGTATACGCAGTTTACTAAGTTCTTTTATCCTGATGATCTATATTACAGTCCTAATACTTCAGATACAGAATTATTAAAATATTTAACTGCACATAAAAATGATGATTACATTGAAGACTTAGAAGTGAAAGGAGACGAGTAAAATAATGAGAGTAAATGAAGTGTTGACAAGAGTTGATGAAGATGAACTCTTTGATATCAGATGTAAAAGTTGGAATTTTTGTATACAAGGCACAAAATGGGAAATCACTCATAGTGACACATTCATGGATAACCATTTTGGAGATATGTTAGTAACTCATATTGAAGTAAATGATTTGCCAAGAGGACACGCAATCATGCTATTGGTTGATTAAGAAGGAGTTTATAAGATGATATTTGTGTTCATTACGTTCATGATCATTCTTTGGATGATTATGATGTCTGGTTAAAGGAGATTGGATATGATGATTTGGATTATAATAATAGCAGCAGTGCTTATTTGGATCTTGATGACTGCATAATTTTTCGGAGGTGTATCGATGACTACAGAAGAAACTAAACAGTATTTGAAAAACTACAAGAACATGATGCATAGAATAGAATATATTGATAACAAGCTAATCAATGTTAAATCAATACCTTATGATGATTCTTCAGTAGGATCATACGCAGAGCCAAAAACAAATAATGATTACATCATGATGAAGGATAAGTATCTTAAAGAAATGAGCAGTATAAGAGCATCAGTTGAAAGCATAGAAGATATGACTCTAAGAGATGTGTTGTTCTATCGATACATAGAATGTTTAGAGATATATGACATTGCTGATATCATGGATTGTTCTAATACATCTGTATTTGCTTATCTGCGTGATGCGATTAAAGAACTTTCAATTATTCTTGATTAATTCTTATTAAACTGTATTAATCTGCATTAATCAGAAGCGCATAGTATTTCAAAAGGTGCTAGTATGGTATTAGACAGAAATATATATAAGAGGACCGGACTAAACAGTTTGGTCCTTTTTACATTAAGAATCATTAAGGAGGCGTATTAATTGTATGACAGAAAAACAGAGACTGTTTGCAGATGAGTATCTGAAAGATCTAAATGGTACGCGTGCCTATAAAACGATATACACTACTATCAAGAATGATAATGTTGCAGCAGTAAGAGCAAATACACTTCTTAAGCAGAAAGATATTTCTGATTATATAAGCAAAAGACTTGAAGAGATTCACAATGAGAACACGGCTGACATCCAGGAAGTGATGGAGTATCTTACATCAGTCCTAAGAGGAGAATCAGCCTCAGCGGTATTGATGATGAGTGGCAATGGTATGCAGAAGGTCACTGAGAAGCCTCCGGATGAGAAGGAAAGGCTTAAAGCTGCAGAGCTTCTTGGAAAGAGATTCGGCATGTTCAAAGACAATGTAGATGTTACATCAAACGGCAAGACAGTGATTGTGGATGATATAGATGAATAAGATTAGGGTTAGTTTAAAGTCTACTATCGGTCCGGCTTTCTACGAAGTTCATAAGCATGTAAAAAACAATGACTACACGCATTATTGGTTAAAAGGTGGCCGTGGTTCTTTAAAGTCCTCTTTTATAGGTGTTGAGATACCTTTAGGCATTATGAGAGATGCACAGCGAGGTGTAATGAGCAATGCAGTCATTATGAGACGAGTAAAAGATACGCTCAGAGATTCAGTATATGAACAGATTAAGTGGGGCATCTATAAGTTAGGTGCTCAAGATGATTGGTTAATACCTGAGTCTAAATTAAAAATGACTTACATGCCGACAGGTCAGCAGATAATATTCAAGGGTGCCGATGAACCTAAAAAAATGAAGTCAACAAAGGTCCATATAGGTTATGTTAAATATGTCTGGTATGAAGAATGCGACGAGTTCGAAACATACGATAAGATAACCAATATCAATCAGTCACTTCTTCGTGGTGGACATGAGTATTGTGTCTTTTATTCTTTCAACCCTCCTGAATCACAGAGAAATTGGTGCAACAGGCAAGTTCTAGTTAAGAGGGATGATACATATGTCTCCCATACAACTTACTTACAGGCGCCTCCTGAATGGCTTGGAGAACAGTTCTTGATTGAAGCAGAGCATACTAAGAAAACAAATATTGAAAAATACAATCATGACTACTTAGGCGAAGTAACTGGTACAGGTAGTGAGGTTTTCACAAACCTTGATATTAGAGAAATCACAAAAGAAGAAATTGATGTATTTGATAGATTAAAATTCGGACTAGACTTTGGTTATGCTGGTGACCCTTTGGCCTTTATCAAAGCTAACTATGATAAGACACGCAGACGTCTTTTTATTTTTGATGAAGTATATGGCACTAGGCTGTCAAATGCTGATGCCGTCAAACTTATCAAAGAGATTAACCCACTTAACAATCAGGTCACTGCCGATTCAGCTGAACCAAGAACTATAAACGAATTCAAACTGTTAGGATTAAGAATAACAGGCGCCAAGAAAGGCCCTGACAGTGTAAAAAACGGTATTAAGTTCTTACAGGACTTAGAATCAATCATCATAGATCCTGTTAGATGTCCTAATGCTTACAGGGAATTTAATGAATATGAGATTGAAAAAGATAAGGACGGCAACCTCAGAGGCGACTTTCCTGATAAGAATAACCACACTATAGATGCGGTTAGATATGCCATGGAGTACGAAATACTTCAGAAAAAGTGGACTTTGTAAAGGAGATAACTACATGGAATTTAGTATTAATGGAATCAACTGGACAATGGAATATGCCGACAGCGATAAGGACTTTTTAAACGACGGTGATAACACTATCCTAGGCCTTACGAAGTTTCTAGAACAAACAATCTATATTCGAAAACGAATGTCTAAGGAGTTAACAAGAAGAACAGTGATACATGAATTATGTCACTGTTTTTTATTTTCTTTAGGCTTCTCAATGGATTGCTATACAGAAGAAACAATGTGCGATTTATTTGGAAATTATGCTGATCATATTGTTGGTTTAGCTGATGACTTTGAAAAAGAGGTGATTGAATGCTGACAGAAGAAGAAATCTTGAAGTTTATCAATGATGATAAGACATCAAAAAAGAAGCGACTCGCAAGAGTCGGAGAACGCTATTATGAGTCTGAACACGATATCTTAGATTATAGAATGTTCTACTATAATCAGGACGGTGTTTTAGTCGAAGATACAACTAGATCCAATGTTAAGAAGTGTCACGGCTTCTTTGGTGAATTGGTGGACCAGGAAGTACAGTATATCTTGAGCGGAAAAGACGGCATAGTTCACTCAGATGACACTAAGCTTCAGAAAGAGTTGAATAAGTATTTCAATAGAAAATTCAAAAACGCTCTTAGTGAAGTGATTACTGGTGCTATCACGAAAGGCTTTGAATATATGTATGCCTACGTAAACAAGAAAGGCAGATTAACATTCGAGCGTGCTGATTCTCTAGGAGTTATTGAAGTCAGAGAAAGAGAGACTGATGATGGATGCGCATATGTCATTTATTGGTACATTGATAAACTGACCAAAGATAACAAAGCAATTAAACGTATTCAGGTATGGGATGAAAATCAGACATATTACTATGTTCAGGAAGAAAACGGAAGACTTCTTTTAGATGATTCAGAACGAATTAATCCAAGGCCACACGTAATCTACACCAAAGATGGTGATGATACTATCTATTATGAAAATTTTGGCTATATTCCGTTTTTTAGATTAGATAACAACAAGAAGCAGCATTCAGGAGTCAAGGCTATTAAGTCGTTGATTGATGATTATGACATGATGTCATGTGGTTTATCGAATAACTTAGCCGACTTTGACAATCCAATTTATATAGTGAAGGGCTTTGAAGGGAATGACTTTGAAGAATTACAAACTAATCTGAAAACAAAGAAGATGATGGGAGTTCCAGAAGGTGGAGGGCTTGAAGTTCATACTGTTGAAGTACCTTATCAAGCGAGAGTTGCGAACATGGATAAGGATGAAGAAAATATCTATCGCTTTGGCATGGGCTTTAATTCCGCACAGGTAGGTGACGGCAATGTTACAAACGTAGTAATCAAATCAAGATACGCTCTTCTAGATCTTAAGTGTAATAAGCTGCAGGCAAGGCTTGAGGAGTTCCTAGATAACATCCTTGAGGTTGTTCTAAAGGAAATCAACAAGAACAATAAGACCGATTATGATATCGATGATGTTTATTATAGTTTCGAAAAAGAAATCATAACAAATGAATCAGACAATGCACAGATTGAATTATTAAAGGCTCAGAAGAGACAGACTGAAATTAATACTATTCTTTCACTTGCTGAAGAAATTGATAACGAGACTATTGTTAAATTGATTTGTGAACAGATGGACATCGATTACGAAGAAATCAAAGATAAACTCCCAAAGCCAAAAGAAGCGTATGAGCAAGTAGATGATGTGACCGATACGTTAAACAATACGGTGCCAGATGAATAAGAGACAGCTAGAAGTTGAAAAAGCCAAACTGCGAGAAGAGAAGAAGCTTCTGAAGGAATTAAAAAAGATATATGAAGATGCAGCTAAAGAAGTAGAACAGAAAATAAGGATTTCAAACGGTAAGATTGATTTACTCCTTTCTGTATTTGATGAATTAGATGAAAAGCAGAAATCATTGCTTCAATCTCAGATATATCAGAAGAAGTTTCAAGAAAATCTCAAAAAGCAGTTAGATGAACTGATTGGGAATTTAAACGCTGATTCTTATGACAGTATTACAAGATATCTAACAGATTCCTATTACACAGGATATATCGGAACTATGTATGATATTCAAGGCCAAGGCATACCGCTAATTACTCCTATCAATGAGAAGCAAGTCACAAGGGCTATGACATTAAATACTAAATTGAGTGTACCACTGTATACTAGAATGGGTATTGATGTTGGAGTCCTCAAAAAGCAGATTGCAAAGCATATCTCAAGAGGTATAGCCACATCTTCGTCTTATGCACACATTGCTAGAAACATAGATGGAGCATCTAATATTGGTTTTAATAAAGCAATGAGGATTGCTAGAACCGAAGGGCATAGAATACAGGTTCTTAGCGCTAATGATGCGCAGCATGCAGCAAAAGCCAAAGGTTGTGAAGTAGTCAAGCAGTGGGATGCTACACTAGATGGAAGAACTAGACCAATGCACAGGCTTCTTGATGGGAAGCTTGCAGAAATAGACGAGCCTTTTGTGGTAGATGATATGGAAGTTATGTATCCTGGAGGCTTTGGGATTGCATCACAGGATGTAAACTGCAGATGTGCGCTCCTTCAGCGTGCTAGATGGGCTTTAGATGCTGACGAACTCAAGACACTGAAAGAAAGAGCCGAATATTATGGGCTTGATAAGAGCGATGATTTTCGAGACTTTAGAGAAAAATACTTGATGACATCGAACAGATTGAAAAGCTCAAATGATGATGGTAATATAAACATAGAAATAGATGGGTTCGCGCCTTGCCTTATTGAATGCAAAACAGGCAGAGTGGTTAATACTACTGTGAAAGAAATGAAACGAAGTGAATTAAAAGGATATAATAAGACAAGCGGATGGGTCATTAATTGGACTAAGGTTCCACATGATCAGATCATAAAAGCTATATTCGCAGAAGGTAACGAGGAAATACAAGGGCTTATAGCGTATAAACCTGTGCATGAAAATTTAACTATAAAGATTCATTGGATAGTCGCCAATCCTAAAAGTAACGGCCATTTAACGAAAGATAAAGAGTATAAAGGAATCGGTGCCCATTTATTTGCTATTGCAGCAAAGGCCTCGTTTGATGAGGGTTATGATGGTTATGTTGAAAGCAAGGCTGCAAATAGTAAATTACTAAATTATTATATTAGTAAAATAGGTGCAAAATATGTAGGTGGTTATGATTTTTATTTAGATACCGCAGCAGCAAAAGAGTTATTAGCAAAGTGCAATTGGAGGGATGAATGATGAAGAATAAATTTGAGCCAATACCAGATCCGACAGAAGAAGATGGATTCGAAGGCATATATGTTGGGGATTTAGAAGATGGTGAAAAGTGTAGTACAAAACCGGTGCCGTATGATTTGCGTGGTTTGACAAAATATTTACAAGAACACCATCTGGATCAGCCAACAGAAGAAATACTATTAATGTTTAGAAAGTAGAAGTTATTTAAACGGTTCCTCAGAACCGTTTTTATTTTACTCTGAAAGGAGGCATTTAATGTCTGAAGGACTGCGACCACACAGGCACTGTTACTTTGAAGTAGAATCAAGAAGATACTTCGATAAAAATAGAGGCTGTGCAATCAGAAAAACGCACTATGAGTGCATGATATGTGGTCATGAGTTCTATGAAACAGTAGAACTTTCTCATGATCCACCGCAATACAAGAATAAAAACAATGTATTAAACAAAAATAGAAACAGAGGCTAGACGTAGGCTCTTTTTATTTTGCCCTGAACACGGCATTTAAAAGGTTTAAAAATTCATCCAGCATGATGTTAAAACTGCGACCGCACTAGAAGACACTAGATTTAAAAACGTAGCGGAGAGAGGTATTACATGGATTTTCTTAAAGATATTCTAGGCACTGAATTATTTGAACAGGTGGCTAATGCAGTAAATGCATATAACGGCAATGAAGCGAATAAGGATAAACAGATTAAGATTGCAAATCTAGCAAGTGGTAAATACGTTGATAAAGGCAAATATACGGCTCTTGAGGAATTATTAAATAAGAAAGATACCGATTTAACGGACGCTCAGAAACTTATTGAAGGTCTAAAAGAATCGGCCGGAAAAGGCGAAGATATGGCTGCTAAGATTACAGAATTTGAGACAACTATCAGAAATCAGCAGGAAGAACTAAAAAAAGCAAAGACAGAGTCAGCATTAAAGATTGAACTTCTTTCAGCTGGTGCCAAGGCTGACGACATTGATTATTTACTTTTTAAATTAGGTAATGACAGTGATTTTAAGGCTGAACTTGACGAAAACGGCAAGTTAAAAGGCATTGATGAAAAAATGAAGAATTTAAAGACTATTTATCCTAATCAGTTCGAAGCCGAAACATCTAAGAAAATTGATGAAAATAACTTACCAGGTGGCAAAACCGACGATACTCCTGAACCAACCACATTGACAGGAGCAATCAGAAACAGATATGAAAATAAAGAATAAAGAGAGGATTAATATATGCCAATTTTATTAAAAGACATGAAAGTTGGAATGCATGACAAAGTCGCTGAACAGGTAGTTGACTCATTTATCAGACATTCCGAAGTATTAGAATTATTACCATTCGATAATGCAGTATCACCAAGTGGAGGCTCTACATTAACATATGGATATGTACAGACTAAATTACCTTCTAACACTGCATTCCGTGCTTTAAATACTGAATATGCTTCTAGTGAAGCAAAATTAGAACAGAAAGCCGTTAACTTAAAGGTATTCGGTGGCGCTTTCGAAATTGACCGTGTTATTAAGGATGCAGAAGGCATGTACGATAACATGGCATACCAGATTGATGAAAAGGTCATCTCAGCAATTGGAACATTCCACAATGCTATGATCAATGGAGATTCAGCAACTAACTCTGAAACCTTTGACGGCTTAGACAAGTTCTTAGTTGGTCAGACAACAGAATTCAATACAGGCGCTTACTATGATTTATCAACAATGGCTAAGTTAGAAGCTAATGCCAGCACATTCTATGAAGCATTAATCAAATTAATCAACAGAACAGGCGCAGATGCTTTATTTGTGAATGAAGATATGAAATCTAAAATTCAGACTGTCGCTAGAGTATTGGGATATAAGACAGAAAGCGAAGAAGCTTTCGGCCGTGTCGTTACTACTATTGGAGAAAATAAAGTAAGATTAATTGATTTAGGAGACGTTGTAACTGCTTCAGGAGAAACAGCTGTTGAAACTCCTATCATCGGATTAAAGACTAGAAAGGTTGGTTCTGAAGCAAGTGTGACAGGATTAACAGATATCTATGCTGTTAAGTTTGATGTAAAGAAAGGATTCCACGGTGTCACTTTAACAGGATCTAGCGGAGTGAATACTTATTTGCCTGATTTCAACACTCCAGGAGCAGTCAAGAAGGGTGAAGTTGAAATGGTTGCTTGTGTTGCCTTAAAGAATACAAAAGGCGCTGGAGTATTAAGAAACGTTAAAATCTTATAGGAGGTATGACTATGGATAAAAAGAAACATTATGAAGTAAAAACACCTATTGAAGATTATTGCGGCATCGGGGCTGCAGGTATTCAGTTCGCTTACGGGAAAGCTGAAGTATATGACGAATGGGTGGCGCAGTGGTTCAAAGAACATGGATACACTGTAAAAGAAGTGAAAGAAGAAACTGAGACAGTTTCAGAAGCACCAAAAACAGAAGCCAAGCCAAAAGGCAATGCTAAAAAATAAGAAAAGAGGTGATTTTCTATGATCATGACAATTGAAGAGTTCAGGCTTTTGAACGATACAGATGACTCTGATGGAATCATCAAGATGAAATTAGAAGCCTTAGAGTTGATGATTAGAAAATACACTAATAATAATTTCCAAATGCGCAATTTTAGAACGACCGCCAATATAAAAGACGGTCGTTTTTCTTTTAATGGTCCTCAATTTTTTAAGGTCGGTGACACTGTACAGGTATCTAATTCATCTTTTAATGATGCTTTATATACTGTTACAGAAGCAAATGAGCATGACTTTGTGGTTGACAAGCCTGTCAATAATGAGGCTCGTGTACTATGCACTAAAGTTGAATATCCTGCCGACATTAAAATGGGAGTTATCAACCTTATGAAATGGGATAAAGAGAACAGAAGCAAGGTCGGAGTACAGTCAGAAACGATTTCTAGACACTCTGTGACCTACTTTAACATGGATGGGGATAATTCCTCTCTTGGCTATCCAAAGTCTCTCACAGGCTTTCTAAAGCCTTACATGAAAGCGAGATTCTAAGTATGATAGGTGGAAACATTACAGCAACTCTTCAAAAGTGCATCTATTCATTCAACGAGATTGGTGAACCTATTGAAGATTATACAGATTCAATCTCTTTGTTTGGTTTCTTAGATTTATCAAGTGGTGATAGCCATTACACTAACTTTAACGCAAAGGTACAGGAGTCAACCCATATCTTTTTATGTGATTATAAGGACTTAAAAGGCTATAAAGCTGATAACTCAAGACTGATTGTAAATGGTGAAGTCTATGATGTAACTCTCATTGATGATCCTATGAATTTACATCAACACTTAGAGATATATCTACAGTACAAAGGAGCACAAGATGAGCGTACAGTTTGAAGATAACTCAATGTTTATAATCGATGAAATTGAGAATGCAGCTTTAAAATTCTTAGAAGAAGCAAGCGGAGAACTAGAATCACAGGTAAAAAGAAATACCAGGGTGGATACTGGACAATTAAAAAACTCATGGGAGCATGTGGTAGATGCTGACAATATGATTGGTATTGTTGGATCATCTGAAGAAAATGCTATATGGGAAGAATTTGGTACAGGTGAGTATGCTCTTAAGGGCAATGGTAGAAAAACCAAATGGAAGTATAAGCATCCTAAATATGGATGGGTTACTACTACAGGGAAAGCACCATCAAGAGCGCTCGAGAAAGCCAAGAACTCCTCTAAGAAAAAGATTCAAGCAAGAGCCGAGGAAATCTTTGGAGATATTGGAAAATGACACCAGAAGGCTTGAAATTTATTTCTAAGACATTAAAACCACTTGTGAACTATCATTTTCTTTATTACAAGACTGATAAGGTTGAATATCCTTATTGGGTTGGCGAGTACTTAGAAAATGAATACAGTGCAGAGACCAATTACCAAGGAACCACTTTTATTCTTACAGGTGTCACAAGAGGCAGTTATTTAGAACTAGAAAAGCAAAAGGAAATTATTAAAAAGGCTCTCAAGGATAAGAGAGCTATCTTGTCGAACGGAGCAGGCATAGCCGTACATTATGACTACTCAATGCCGATTCGCACAGACGATATAGAATTGCAGAAAATACAGATTAATTTAACTATTCAGGAATGGGAGGTATAAATATATGGCGAATGAAATCATTCCTTCAAGTGGGATTACAGCCAAAACACCTGAAAACATTATGTTAGGTGCTGGAACTATTCACAAAGGTTTGAAATACGAAGGTGGTAAATGGAACTTTGTAGAATCATTATTTTGTGCTACATCAGGCGGTGGTTCAGTAAGTTTTTCCCCTGAATTATTAGACTTAGATATTGATGGAGCAACAGTCAAATTCGTTGGTGGCACTCTAAAAGTCGGAGAAAGCGCCAAGATGAAATTTAAAATGGCAGAAATCACTCCTGATTTTATTAAAAAGTCTATCTTTGCTAAAGAAGCGGAAAACAGCACGGCAACAGGATATACAGAATTAGTGTCTAAGCCACAGATTGAAACAGGTGACTATTATGAACATCTAGCGTATGTCGGAAAGAAGATTGATGGAACTCCAATCATTGTTATTTTTGATAAGGCTTTATGTACATCAGGACTTTCCGTTGAAGGCGAAAATAAAAAGATGGTAGTACCTGAAGCAGAATTTGAATGCTATGCAGAATTAGAACAGGCTGATAAGAATGTACTACCTTATCACATCTATTACCCTAGCGCCGTAGCTGCATAACTAAAATAAGAATTGAGAGGAGTTATTTATGGAATACAAATTAAGAAAATTAAAAGCAACAGATGCATTTTTAATCATTAAATTAATCAATAAGTTTGGCATCATGGAATTCAAGAAATGCTTTAATGCAAATGAGATTGCTAAACTAGCAGAAAATAAGGAAGGACTATCAAAAGAGGAACTAACTGAAAAAGTTGGCTTCAATATCATTCTTTCTTGCTGTGCAGTTATTTTTGAGAACATTGGAAAATGTGAAAATGAGGTTTTTGAATTCTTGTCAGCTGTAAGTAATCTAAATAGAAAGCAGGTTGAATGCTTATCACTTGCAGAACTTGCACAGATGATTATTGAAATCTTTCAAAAAGATGAATTCAAAGATTTTTACAAGGTTGTTTCTGGATTGCTGAAATAGGAGAAGTCGGCTTCATGGATTTGGTTTATAAGAGATATTCAAACCCCATGGAGTTGATTGATAACATGATCTCTTTATCTAATTTTTCAGAGTTCATTTCCGAGCTTGCTGACAATGTGTCAGAAGAGAAGTTATACGACATTTGGAAGTCAAAAGTTTATGACAAGTCATTTGCTGACTTTAAGAATGAAATGATGGCTAAGTGGAAGAAAAATACAGGAATTGAAACATCTGAAACAATGACAGACGAAGAGATGGAAACAACTATAAATGACTCCTATGAAATTCTTAACAATTTTAATCCTAATCTTTAAGAAAAAGAGAGGGGGAAATAAATGTTAGAATTATTTAAACTCTTTGGTATTGTCGGTCTAAAAGGTGTCGATAAGACAAAGAAGGATTTAAAAGATACAACTAACACAGCAAAAGAAGAATCTAGCAAGATTGAAAAAGCTGTAAACAAGACAGGTGAGATTGCTTCTAAAGTTGGGAAGCTAGCGGTCAAGGGAGTTGCTGCAGCGGGTGCTGCAATAGGGACTATCACAAAGTTCGCTGTATCTTCTTACTCTGAATATGAGCAGTTAGTTGGTGGTGTCGAAACCTTATTCGGTGCTCAGGGCATGAGCCTAAAGAAGTACGCTAAATCAATCGGCGAGACTGTCGGACAAGCGAAAGGAAAATATGATCAGTTAATACAGGCACAGACGGACGTTATGAATAATGCAAAAGTAGCATATAAGACGGCTGGAATGAGTGCGAATGATTATATGAACACTATTACTTCTTTTGCTGCAGCATTAAAGCAATCAACAGCCAATGAGACAGAAGCGGCTAAGGTTGCTAATATGGCTGTTATTGATATGGCTGATAATGCGAATAAGATGGGTACCAATATGGAAGATATCCAAAACGCTTATCAGGGGTTCTCAAAGCAGAACTACACAATGTTGGATTAACAAAATAGTTCAACTAAAACCTCGTGAAAACGGTGGAACTCTTAGAAAAGACAATACCGTGCCAAGACTAGAAATAGTAAGGTGTAACGACTATCGAAAGCACATAATAAATGTTATGAAAGTGAGTAGAGTACAATCAAGTGATTGGAAGTGCGAGGGAACGATTATATCGTTCAAGAGATAGTCTACTCTTTATAGTGATATAAAGCAGTTCATAAGAGAACGATGTAAGATTAACGACCTTACATGAATACAAAGGAATTTAAAATTGGGATACGGTGGTACTAAGTCAGAGATGGAGCGACTTTTACAGGACGCCGAAAAACTGACAGGTATACATTATGATATTAATAATTTAAGTGATGTATACAAAGCAATTAACGCTATTCAAGGCAAACTCGGAATAACTGGTACTACTGGCGAAGAAGCGATGAAAACCATCGACGGCGCGATGAAGATGACTAAAGCGTCATGGGATAACCTTTTAACAGGTCTAGCAGACCCTAAACAGGCAGTCGGACCGCTTATTAGTGAATTTACTAATAGTTTGGGAATTCTTGCCAAAAATGTGACTCCAAAAATCAAAGAGGTATTTAATGCGCTTCCTGATGCATTGATACAGATAACTCCGCAATTAATGAATACGATCATTGATTTAGCACCATCATTAATTCTTGCAGCTATTAATTTAGTGGCTGGGCTAATCGGTGCGCTCCCAGGAATATTGGAACCGATTTTTTCAGAATTAACAGATATATTCAATAAGATTCCTCAATTCTTGAAAGGAAATGCGAATATAGTAGATGGTTTCCTAAAATCTATTGACAGCGGGAAGCCTTCAATAGCTGCAAAAGGGATAGAGATGATAACGTCACTTATCAACGCTATCGTAAACAGTCTTCCTATTATTGTTCAGATAGGTGCGAAAATAATTGACAGTTTAGGAAGTTCTATATCTTCAAATATGCCTTCGTTCTTGTCGAGATTTCTTGATATTCTAATTCAGTTATCACAGGCGATATTAACTAATCTTCCTATTCTAGTAGGTGTCGGAATGAAATTAATCTTTTATTTAGTTCAAGGATTAATGAGTTCACTTCCTACATTGATATCTAAAGTGCCAACAATCATCTCTAATCTAGCAGATGCATTTTCTAACAGTGCACAAACTATTTTTGTGTGGGGAATTAAGATTATTGCTGAAATCATTAAAGGATTAGTAATGGCAATTCCTTCATTAATCGCGAATATCCCTAAAATTATCTATGCCATTTTTGCTGTGTGGAACGCTATCAATTGGTGGAACCTAGGGGAAGGGCTTATCAAAGGAATTAAGAAAGGCATTACCAGCATGGGAGAATCTCTTACTAGTTCAGCAAAGAACTTATTTAACAGCCTAAAAAGTCATGTATCAAGCATTTTCAATAACATTAAGAACGTAATTCAAAGTCCTATTTTTAGCGCTAAGACCAAGGTTTTAGCAATCATAGGAGAATTACAGAATGGTGTTAGAGTAGGATTTAACTTTATTAAGTCACATGCCTCAAGTATATGGAACGGCATAAAGAATGCGATTATGTCTCCAATGAGTGCTGCTGCTAACTTTGTGAAAGCCATCATAAGCAAGATTAAAGGATTCTTTAATTTTAAAATTTCATGGCCACATATCCCATTGCCTCATTTTAATATCAAGCCTAATGGTTGGAATGTTGGGGACTTACTAAAAGGTAAAATCCCATCGCTTGGTATTAAGTGGTATGCGCAGGCTATGGATAACCCAATGATTTTAGACGCTCCAACCATTTTTGGAATGTCTAACGGTCAGATGCTAGGTGCTGGAGAAGCAGGCGCTGAAGTTATTGCTGGTAGAGACACATTAATGAAGATGATTAATCAGGCATCTAACAATAGGGCTGATGAAATCCTAGACGCATTGCATAGAATCATTGCCTTATTAAGTGATGAAGATAGAATGCACGATATTATCGTAAAAGCTTTAAATGATGGCTCTTTTGTTGTTATGTTAGATGGCAGAGAAGTAGGAAGGATAGTGAGAAAATATGCTGGATAAAATTAAACATACAAATTCAAACAATGAAACACTAGACTTTACTTCTCTTGGTATCTTTGCAAATTATAGTGATTTACGTGATTTTGAGTGGAGCGTTAAAACGAATAACAATAGGATTACAGGATTTTATAAAGGGGTTGTCACTAAGACAATTCCTTTTGTTTTCCTTGTTGATCAGCAGAAAGCCAATGAGATTAAAAACCAATTTTATGAGCATTTTGAAATAGACATACTTAAAAAAGAGAAAGGATATTTTGAAATCAATGGTTATAAATATTATTGCTATGCAATCAAGTCCACTAAAAGCAAATATCTAATTGATAAGAGACTCTTATATTTAAGTGTTGAAATCACTACAGACGACTCTTATTGGATTAAAGAGACAACCTACACCGCTGACTTCAGTTCTAGCAGTTCGAGAACTGTTACAAAGTATCCTTTTGCATATCCTTTTACTTATTCAGTACCGAAGACGGTCAACATTGTAAATGAATCATTTACTGATACAGACATGATCATGCGAATATATGGAAGATGTACGAATCCTATTATTAATATCAGTGACAACACTTATCAGTTATACGTGACCTTGAACGCTGAAGAATATGCAGAGATTGACACGTTCAAGAAGACTATCACAAAATATTCTTCTAATGGAGTGCAGTCTAATATATTCAACAGTCGTAACAAGTCATATGATGCTTTTAAGAAGATACCTCAAGGCTCATTTGACATAACTACAGTTGGAGTTGAAAAAGTTGACATAGTCTTGATTGAAAGAAGAGGTGAGCCTAGGTGGGATTAGAATATATCTATACAGATGCTAACTATAACGAATTAGGATACCTCACTCATTTTGATGCTGACATTGAGATAGGAAAGTATGATGTAAGTAAGAACGATTTTGAATTGACATTATCCTTGGAAGATAGAGACCCTTTGTTTACTGTGGGGTCTCTTTTCTATAAGGAGAACACTGAAATTGGTGGAGTAATCCAGAGATTGAAGATTAATACGTCAGATAACACTATCACTTTGATAGGTCCTACATTTCGAGGACTGCTAGAAAAGGAATATGTACAACCACCAGCAGGAAGTGCATATTTAACTTTAAATGGTGAAGCTAACACATGCATCAATACTCTCATTGGTGACAGGTTCGATAGTCTCTATACAGTCGATAATGTGGGCGCTAGCAATATCAACGTTAAATATGATGTAAGAGATATAAATCTTTTACAAGCCTTAGAGAAAGCGTTAGGCGCTAGTAATGCGAGATTATGCATTAGGCATCGTGTTGATGGGAAAATCCATCTATATGCCGAAAAAATCAACGATTTAAGCAACACGCTACAGTATGACAATGACTATCAGATAGATATGACAGTAAAGACCGAATCTAAGCCATATAATCATATTTTATGTCTGGGAAAAGGTGAACTCCTGAATAGATTAAGAATTAACTTGTATCTACAGTCTGATGGATCATGGTCAGAATCCAATGATACTTATGCAGGGCTCAACAGGAAGACATACAAACATGAGGATGTAAATGTTGAAAAACGTGATGAATTAATCAAGAATGCGACCGAGAAGGTAGCAGAAGCAAACGAGAGCGACACATTAGAAATCTCTTTTGATGCTGATGATGCAGAACTTTTTGACATCGTTGGAGCAAAAGAAAATATTACAGGCATATCGTTCAAGGAGCCGATAACTCAAAAAATAATCAAGATTAGTGATGATGATATTTCAATTTCTTACAAGGTAGGTGATGCGAAGTGATAAAGAACATTAATATTACAGATGCTGAAGTCAGTGCCGAACTGCATGGATATATGTATCTAGCGTTATATGACTTTCAGGGCATTTTACACGCAGGAAGCAGAATGACGGCTGAAATTGTTTCCAACAATGAAATCAAGATTAATGACGGCATCCTGTGCAACTATGGCCGTTTTATGAGAATCGTTGGGAGCGAAACGGTACGCATTGAAAATGGTACAAGTGGAGTGAAGAGAACTGACTTGATTGTAGCAAGATTTACAACCACAGGCACAAAAGAGACTCATACTCTTACAGTTATTAAAGGGTCAGCAGGTGGAGCAGAACCATCATACAATCAGACCGACATATACAGCGGTACAGGCACAAGAGACTTAGTATTATATGCGGTGCATCTAGATGGATTAAATATCACATCTGTTGAGCGTAAATGTCAGGAATATATGAGTATGAGAGAACTTATTGATAAGGTCAATACACAAGAAAGCGGAACAAAACTCTATGGGCATGATGTTCTCGATGTCAAGAATGGTATTACGTTAGAGGCTAAATGGAATGACACTTATATAGAATTCTATTGGTACGGCACACTCACCACTGCATGGAACATGACTGGTGGCGCCGATGGAGAAAAATTCGGAAATGATTCTACAATGAAAAATGTTCTTAAAACCCATACAGCTTTCATGTTTGATATTTCTGTTAGTCCAGACTGCCCAATCATGTTCAAGTATGATAGAAACAAAAACGGTTTCAGTGTATTCTCTATGAAGAATTGCACTGTTTCTAAAGGAACATGGCTCTCTGGCAGCCATATGATGCTCAGATAGGAGGTGATGCATATGATTAGAGGTACATCACCAACAATAACATGTGAGTTTCCTTTTGATATATCTACACTTTCTTACGCTTATTTCACGATTGCTCAAAATGAGCGAATTATGCTTAATAAAAAAATTGAATGTGAAGGGCTTGAAGGAAGACAGATAAAAATACACCTTACGCAGGAAGAAACTCTTAAATTAAAAGAGAATCTACAGGCAGAAGCACAGGTGAGAGGAATTACAAGAGATGGTGAAGCTATCGCATCAGATATCATTAAAATATATGTTGATAAGATTTTAAAAGATGGAGTGATCTGATGTGCAATTTAGGTCTAATGATATTCGATTCAGGTTAAAATTTCATACTAATGACGCATCTTTTAAGTTTAAGGTTCATGATATGGAAAACGGCTTCAAATTCCATTATGATGATTTTTTTGAAGTTGACAAAAGTTATGATGCTTATTTAGGAGAGTATGAGGTTGTTCCAGCAATCAAACAACAACAACTAGATACTAAAGATAAGCTAATGAAAAAAAATGTGGTTATTAGCGCAATCCCCTTCTTCGAGACTAGTAACGATGAAGGGGGTAATACAGTATACATAGGAAAGGAATTATAACATGGCAGAAACTAAACATATAAATAAGGTCGTCTATGGTGGCAAGACATTAATCGACTTGACAGGTGACACTGCGACAGCAGACAAAGTATTGAAGGATTTGACGTTCCACGATAAGACAGGTGCCACAGTCACAGGGACTTGTACATTTGATGTAGATTCTGGTGATGCGACTGTGGCAGTCGCTGAAATGCTAGCTGGAAAGACTGCGTATGCAAGAGGCACTAAATTAACAGGTACCATGAAGAACAATGGTTCTGTTAAAGGAAGCATCACAACCAAGGCACAGGTATACACGATTCCCCAGGGGTTTCACGATGGTTCTGGTAATGTTCAGATTGCGACTGCTGAACAGGCTAAACTTATTCCTACGAATATTCGTGATGGAGTAACAATCCTAGGCATCAAAGGTACTATGTCGGGAACAGAAGGTGCTAAACCTCAGCAGAAGACAGTGATACCTAGTACAACTGCGCAAACAATCATGCCTGATACAGGATATAACTATTTATCACAGGTTACTGTTAATCCGATTCCATACGCAGAAAGTGAGAACTCTGCTGGCGGAACTACAGTAACAATCGCATAGGAGTGTTTATATGAGCATCAACAAGGTCATATATAACGGAAAGACATTGATTGATATATCAGACAGTACAGTAACTGATGATAATATTGAAGAAGGGCTGATTGCCTATTCGGGAGATGGGAAAAGGGTGGTAGGAACTAAGATGAATCTAGAAAACAGAAGCAAAAGAAAACTGATTTTCATTGGTGACAGTTATGGAGATGGTTATACTCCTGATGGAAATGCCACGGGTTGGTGCGACAGACTCAAGAATAAGTTAGTGAATTGCCACTTCTCTGCAGCCAACATCTATATCAATCATAAAGGTGGTGCATCCTTTTCTAATCCATCCAATAACTATCTGACTCTACTTAAAGGTGTTCAGGTGAGCAATAAAAAGATGGTAACTGATATATTGATTGGTGGTGGCTATAACGAGCTGGCATATGGCGATAAAGCAGACACTGTTAAATCCAACATCGATACAGTGATATCATATGTACAGAGTACATATCCAAATGCAGTTGTTCATTTTGCACCTTTTGGAGTCGCGTTCAAAAACAGAAATAACCAATTTGCATTAAGATATAAATTGATGCCTGCATACATAACAAAAGCGTGCTATACAAATCAGCCTTTTATGTTAGTTCCAGGTGCTGAGAACATTCTGTCTTTTGAAAACATGATGAGTTCTGACGGGATTCACCCAAATGAATGGGGATTAGAAAACATTGCTGAGTATCTAAAAGGATATATTCTAGGTACAGGTAGCAGTGCGATTGATAAGAGACAGTTAAGCGTAAGTTTAAATGGTGGCACATTTACAGGTACTATGTACGGACAGTGCTTAGGTGATATTAATATCTATAGAATTATGTTTAATTCATCGGTTAAGAATCTTAACTCCAATGGAATAAATGGGTTCAAATTATATAGTCCTCGTATTGGTGATGCTTTCCCTTGGCGAGCTCCTAATATGGGGTATACGGATGCTAATGCAATCATACAGGCTAACGGTGGATTCTTTGACGTTCCTGTCAAATTCAACGTTACTAACAATAATGAATTATATATGCAATTTAAGCAGTGTAACTCTGCTCACAACAATTATCAGAGTTATTCGAACATCACTCAAATTCAGCTAGATGCATGGATCATTGCAGAAAATATGTAATAAAGAGGTAATAAAATGAAATTATACGACACATCGCTAAAATATATGGACACTCTTAATGCAGTAGGGGGCACTATTGTAGCAGTGTTAACCGCTGCATTAGGTACGCACTGGTTTTTATTTATTGGTTTTTTAATCTTGAATATTATCGACTACATTACAGGAGTTAGAAAATCAAGATTGACAGGCAAAGACAACAGCGCCAAGGGAGTGCGAGGAGTGTGGAAGAAACTAGGCTATTGGTTAATGGTTTTAGTTGCATTCTTGGCTTCCGCTATCTTCATTGAAATTGGTAAGACTATAGGCATTGACTTGGCGGTTACTGCCTATATTGGGTGGTTTACTTTGGCATCTCTCATTATCAATGAGTTACGCAGTATTCTTGAAAATTTCGTTGAGGCAGGGGATAACGTACCATCCGTACTTACAAAAGGTTTAGAAGTGGCTGAAAATGCCATTAAAAAAGGAGAAGAATAATGGGCAACGATGAATTTTTAAAGATTGCAGTTGAAGAAGTAAGAAGATATACAGATGAACATCTAGAAGAGCCACAGGAGTATGATGTGTATGTGGTATGGGTGTGTAAGACACTTCAGAATAACAAGGCTCTTTTGTCAACTACTCTGCCAGACGGTATGTATTTTGAAGTGACTTATAATGGAGACAAAAAAGAATTATACTTTGATGCCTACCATAAATTAGAAAATAGATGTATTAAAGCGGAGGGATAAACATGGCAAGTTATTTTAATCTTGTATTAGATACACTCGCTCCCCAGGGACTGACTGTCAAGCTAAACAATGGATCACAATACACTACATCTAAGAATGTTACTTTAAGCATCTCAGTATCTGATACATCCACATCAGGATATCAGATGAAGGTGTGGGGCATCAACGGTGCTGAGAAAGAATCAGATGCTTCCTGGGAGACTTTTGCAACTTCCAAGAGCATCACTTTATTAAACAATGATGGACTCAAGACAGTTTACGTAAAAGTACGTGATGATGTTTACAATGAGACAGCATCAGCATCTGCTACTATCACATTAGATACATCAGTACCAGCAGTCACTATTATCGGACCAGACGTATCAAGAATCTCTAAGACAGCACCTAAAAACGTAGCTACATTCAGTTTTACTTCTGATGTTGCATTTACAGAATATAAGGTCAAAGTTGTTCCTTCTAAGTCTTCATTGCATGATTCTGGTGTTCTTATTGGTTCTGCAAATGGCTCTACTAATATGAGTGCAACTGGAACGTTTAAGGCTAGCACAGCAATCTCTTGCAAGATTTATGGCAAAGACCTCGAAGCTGCTTCAAGTGGAGATGGTGAGAAGATCATCAAGGTATTCGTTAAGAACGCACACGGCACTTGGTCAGTGGCTTAATTATGGCACAGGAATATACAGTAACGGCAGAAGCCACAATGTCTAAAATCCATATTTCAGGTAGTGGACACAATATAGAGAAAGTTACATGGACTATTCCTTCTCTGCCATCAAATGCGATAGTCGTCAATGTTAAATTCTCAGGAATATTCAACTGTTCATATACTTATGCCAATGCAGTCAGATTCACCATAAATAGTGGGACACAATACAAGAAGACTGCCAGCGTAACTATTGATTTAGGCACTTCACTTGATGGCTCGGTCGAATGTGATGCGTGGGGAGCATCGTGGGCCGCTGTTGGTAATGTATGGCTTACTGAAGGACTTATCACAGTCACTTATAGACTTGCTGAGGCACCTATCGTAACAATTGATAGTATTGATAAATATCGAATATCTAGAGTATTAGGTATCAACGAGTGTATCTGTAGATTTCATTGTGATATTGATGTATCTGAATGGGAGGCTCGTGCTACTCGTGAAGGCGAAGCATCCGGAAGAGGAATAGGGTTACTCGTTGAAAGTGGAACGAATCTAAAAACTGGAGAAACAGGAATAGTTAGTGTATTAGACACAGAGTTGTTAAATGGAGATGGAGAATATCTCATAAGAATATATGCTAAGTCATCAGATGGAGTGTGGTCAGGATGAGTAGAGGATGGTTCACTCTTTTTCTTTATTCAGGACCAGATGAAGCACAGACTACTGAAGTAGATATAGAAGCCTCTCATACTGTAGGTGTGGATATTAGCAAGTGTACACACGTTAACGCTTCAATAGATGCTGATCATAGGAATATCAATATAGCTGCACAAACTGCATTAGATGCTGAAATTGAAGTAAGCAATACAATGCATATAGATATCGGAAAGGTTTCGCATTTTGAAGGAGATGAATAAATGAATTGCAATAAGCGTGATATAGATGTGATTGAAGGAACTACACATCTTATCAGATTTTCGTGCTCGTCTGATGGCGAGCCTTTTAATTTCAATGAATATAGGGCTCTTCTTGTAATCATTGATGGCGATGAGATTAGAAGAAAAGAAACAACAATCAAGGATAATGTAATAACTGCGAAGATAGATCCTACTGATACACTAGGCAGAAGCAGAAACGAGCTTTCTTATGAATGCCGTGCTTTCTCAAGCGCAGGAGATGTGTTTCATATATCTTTAGGAGATATCAACGTCATCAAGGCGAAAGCACCTATTATCAAATATGAGGAGAATTAGAAATGAAAATATTTATTTCACAACCTATGAAGGGATTGCCTGAAGAAGAAATCAGACACAATAGAGAAAAGGCTATCAAAAAAATCAAAAGTCTCTATGGTGATGATGCTGAAATTATTGATAGTTATATTAAAGTAGAAGGCACTCCTTTATGGTGCCTTGGTAAATCTATTGAATTATTATCAACTGCCGATGTTGCTTACTTTTTAAAGGGATGGAACAAAGCAAGAGGGTGCAGAATTGAATATATGTGTGCG